GGAATAGGGGGACCATGATGAATGCGTGGAGCGCGCTGGTTGCAATCGCTGGCATCGTGCTGTTCGTATGGTGGTTCTGTCTGGACAGGGACGAGCGATGATGAGCCGCGCGGGACCATCCCCGGCCACTAGGCCAGTGAGCGGCGATCGAGCGTCGGCGTCGGCTAGCTGCCGCAGCTTCCGCATTGATGCGCTGCCGCCCTCGCTCAACCGGCTGCTGCATGACATGCGGCTGCGGATGAGCGAGCCGCCGAAGTGGCGCGCCCTGGTTAGGCTCGCCGCGCGCTCGATCCCGCCCTACCGCGAGCCGGTCGTGATCCGCATGACGTTCTTCGGCGCGCGCGATGCCGACAACCACGCGAAGATCCTGCTCGATGCGATCTGCGCCGCGGGCCTGATTCTCGACGACCGCCATCCCTACGTGCATGAGCTGCGGCTGCGGGCCCGCAAGTTGCCGGACGCCGAGCGCTGGCCCTTCACGCGGGTCGAGCTATGGGCGGCGGCTGAGGATGAGGCTTGAGCCGCGGCCAGCGCGCATGGTAGGCTGCTGGTGCGACGGAATGAGCACGCCCGACTCGACCCTTTCCCGGCTTTTCCGTCGCAAGAAGAGCACAATCCCTCGCGGGTGACGGGTCAGGGTCGAGTCCGGCGGCACCAAAAACCGAGGGCCCAAGGATGAAGCGCCTCGAGCGAGCCCACAGATTCCTCTTCGAGCCTGCCCGCTTCAAGAACGACCCGGCCGTCCAGAAGATGGTCCCCGCCGCGCTCGGCGGCTACGCGATCCTGTGGTGCGAGGGCTGGGACCAGGTCGAGCCCGGCGTGTTCCTCGATGACGACCGGATCTTGGCCCGCCTCGCCCGGCTCTCGCCCGAGGAATGGGTGCTCTACCGACCCCAGATCGTGGAGGCTTTTGACACGACGTCGCGCCCCGGATTCTGGATCCAGAAGGGCACCGTCGCGACACACGAGGCTCAGCGTGAGCGATTCAGGGCCAAAAGCGCGTCCGGAAAGGCTGGCGCTAACGCACGATGGCGCAACGAGAAAGATGCGGGTGCCATACCAGACGCAATAGCACCCGCATCCGAGTGCCATAGCAGACCCAATGCGACCGCAATGGCTCGCGCGCGCGCGGGTTCTGGTTCTGGTGTGGGTTCTGAGAATCTCTCCCCCGCCGCTAGCGCGGCTCCCCCCTCAGCCCCGCCGGCGGGCGACAAGCGCCCGCCCCGCGCCAAGGCCCGGGCTACGCTCGAGACGACACCCGAGCAGCGAGCGGCCTGCGCCGTGAGATTCAAGCTGCCGCGCTCGACGGTCGATCTGCTCGCGGACCGGATCGCCCTTGAGGGCCCATCGCGCGGCTACAGCAGTGGCTACTCCGCGCTGCTGAATTGGTGCAAGCGCGAGGCCGACAAGGCGGCCGCGGAAGCGCCCGCCACGGCACCGCGCCCTCCCGGCTTCTGGTCGCATCTCGATGCGGCGATCAACGACCACCTGTCGGATCCGCGGCGCATGCTCGATGCCCAGCGCAGGGCGCGCGCGCTGGCGCAGGAAAGGCCCGCGGCGACGGCCGGGGAACTGCTCGCGATGCTCGAGTTGCCGCCGCGCAACGGCGAATGCGTGGCGCCGGGCGAGGTCGAGGCGCTCGTGCAGGGCGTGCTCGAGCACTGGCAGATGCCGGCGGCGGCGCTCGAAGAGCTGCGCGAGCCGGAGGGCTGAGTCGCGATTCGGCTTGCGCTTCGATGCCGTGCGGCGGTATACCTGCGCGCGCAGGAGCCGGTATCCGGCTCACATTTTTCGGCACGACGCCGGCGCGGACGACGCGGCGCACTCAGCGCTCGCTCGCCTCGCGGCACCAGGGAGGATGCGATGAAGCGATCGTTCTCGTTGTCCGTGGTCCTCGTCGCCGCGCTTGCGGTGTTCGTCTCGCTCGCGCCAGCCGCATCGGCCGGCCACCTCGTCTCGAGGCTCGTTCGCTGGCATGAGGTCGGCGCGATCGCGCTCACCGACACGACGTTCATGACCGACGAGGCCGACACGACGCGCACCGAGTGGGTCGAGACGAGCGACTGGGACTGGGCGGCGATCATGGCGCAGGGCTCGGTCGCCTCGGGCTGGCAGATCTGCGATGTCAACTTCGTCTGCTCGCGCGCCAACAACGGCGTGACCGACTCGCTCTATTTCCTGCCCGAATGGGGCGCCGCGGGCCAGGAGGTTCGGATCGGCAGCACGGTCGCGAACAACCTCAAGCCCGACACGATGTTCGTCATCAACACCACGCTCGCGGCCGTCAAAGGCTGCGTCGCGCAATCGTATATCGCCTCGCCGAACGCGAACGTCTGGACCGGAGCGCTCATGCTCGATCAGGACGGGCAGACGGCGAACACCGCCGCGGCGCCAATTCGGCGCTTCCGCCTCCGAGTGTCGGGCGATCAGGGCGGCACGTCGCCCAAGCTCTCCGGGTTGTTCTGCCTCATCACCTACCTCAAGCGCGATTAGCCGCGCGCCCGCCATGAAGACGCCGCGCGGCATGCGACGCGAGCCCAAGCCGACCAAGGCCTCGATGACGGCCGCGGCGACCGCAGCCGCACGCCTGGTGAGCAAGCCGGGGCGGCGCGCGCTCGAGGGCAAGGAGAAGCGCGACCGGCTGCGCGCGGACAAGATGCTCAACGCGCTTTGTCCGATCGCCGTCTCGCGCCTCGGCCGCATCCTGCGCAGCTTCGCCTCGACCAACATGGACGTGATCGCGGCGTCGCGCGAAGTGCTCGATCGCAAGTTCCCGAAGCTCACGAGCGCCGAGGTCGCGCTGCGCGACTTCCCCGGCATCGAGCTGCGCATGGGCCAGCCGTGGCCCAAGACCGAGGCGGAGACGCAGCAGCGCCTCATGGTGCACAGCTTCGGCGAGGCGCACGTCGCAGGTTTCGATGCCGCGGCCGTGCTCCATGCCGCCATGAAGGCCGCGACGAACGGGAGCGCCGATGCGTGAGCTGCTTCTCCTGGTGCTCGCCATGACGCTCGCCCCGCTCGCGCGCGAGCAGCGTCGCACCGAGCCCTACGTGCACGAGCCGCGCACCGAGGCGCAGCGCGTCATGCTCGAATCGATCGAGCCCGAGCTGGCGATCTCCGCTCGGAAATACGTCGGCAAATCCTGGGCCTGCGGCGTCAAGGTCTTCGACTACGCCCTGGCCTATCCGCATGCCCATACCGGGCTGTGCCGCGAGGAGCGGGCGTCGATGGAGAACACGACGCTTTCGGTTTTCTGGGGCTCCGTCGTGCCGCCCGAGATCAAGGCCGCGTGTTGGAACGGCTCGCGCTCGCGGCTCGAGCTCCCGAACGGGTCGCGCGTGGATGTGTTCGGGCTCGATGAGCCGCGGCGCATTCAGGGCTCGCGCTACGGGCTGGTCGCCTGCGATCAGGCCGAGGATCTCGACTACACGCAATTCGAGACGCTCAATTCCTGCGTCGGCCAGGAGCGCATGCCGTGGCGCCAGTTGATGCTCGCGTTCAATCCGGCCGACACGAATCATTGGGCCTTCCTGCGCTATAAGCCCGACCTCGGCGACGGACTGCGGTTCAATGCGAAGGGCCGGGCGTTCGCGCGCGTGATCCATGCGCAGCCGGGCGACCTCGAAGACCTGATCCCGGCCGACTACCGCGATCGGCTCGATTCGATGCACGGCGTGTTCTACCAGCGCCTGCGCCTCGGGCTGTGGTGCTCGGCCGAGGGGCAGGTATTCGACAACTGGGACCCCGCGGTGCACGTGGTCGAGATGCCCGACGAGTGGGAAGCCTGGGAAGGTTTCCCGCCGCCCGCATGGCCGCGCTACTTCGGTATCGACTTCGGCTACGAACCCGATCCTTTCGCGTGCGGCTGGTGGGCGGAGTCGCCGGACGGCGTCCGCTATCTCTACCGCCAGCTCTGCCACACGCGCCGCACGATCGTGCAGCAGGCCGAGCAGGTCGTGGCGCTCGAGGCCGAGGAATTGGCCTCGCTGCGGCGCTCCTGCCCCCGCGAGCGAGCGCAGGAATTGGGCGCCTACCTGGACGAGCTGAACATCACCGCGCGCTTCAGCGACCACCACCGCGGCGAGCGCGCGATGCTCGCCGAGCACGGGATCCATACGCAGCCGGCGGACAAGGACATCACGGCGTCGATCCAGACCGTGCTCGGGCTGCTCAAGTCGCGCCCCGCGCAGTTCGCGGACGGCCGCATGCTCCACCCGGGCGGTCCTTCGATCCTGATCGTCCGCGGCTCGCTGATCGACCCCGACCCGCGCCTGCGCGAGATCGGTCACCCATGCTGCCTTGAGGAGGAGATGGGCGGTTACGTCTGGCGCTCGACGCGCGAGGGGCAGCTCGGCGGCAAGGCACGGCAGTTGCCGAAGCAGGAGAAGGACCACTGCATCGACGGCGTGCTGCGCTACGTGCACCATTCGCTCGCGACCCGCGGGCTCGTCGGCGTGTTGGCATGAGCGCGCGCTCCGCGATGCTGCTGCTGGCGCTCGGGCTCTGCGCGATGGCCTACGCGGGGGCTACCGCGCGCCCGACTCGCGATCCGGCAGCGTTCCACGATGCGCCGCCGATCCTGAGGGCGCGATGAAGCTCGAGGACCTGCGCGCATTGACGACCTACGCGCTCGGCATCGCCGCCGGCTGGTGGCTCGCCGGCCGCTGGGGCGCGGGGCTCGCCGCCGGCTTCTTCTGCGCGGCGCGCGTTTACGCGACGATGCGCCGCGAGGCGGCCAAGTGATCGGGCTCGCGGGCGCGCGCTCGTTGCTCGCGCGGGTTGCAGCCGCCGCGGGCGGCTTCCCGGACGTCTCGGAGCAATACCGCGAGGGCTTCTATTGGCCCGAGAGCGAGCATGCGCTCGACTTCCCGAAGGCCGCGGCGCTGATCCCGACGATCTACGGCTGCATCAACCGCATCTCGCAGGACACGGCGAGCGTGATGCCCGAGTTCCACCGCGGCCGCGGCAATGCGCGGAAGAAAATCGAGCGCGAGCCCGGCAACATCGCCGACCTGATCGCGCGCGCCAATCCGGTGCAGAGCGGCTACGAGCTGGAGCGCGATCGCCAGTGGTCGTGCGACCAGAACGGCAACGGCTACTTGTTCCTCGAAGATTTCGGGCGCCCGCGCGACCCGGCCGCATGGGAGTTGTGGGTCATGCCCGGCCACCTGATGCGCGTCATCGCCGGCCCGCGCCGCACCATCGCCCGCTACGAATTCGGCCAGCTCGGCATCGGCACGCCGATCGATCCAGAGAAGGTCATTCCGTTCCGCTACCCGAACCCAGACTGGAACCCGCTCGAGCCGGCGCCGATCGGGCTCTCGCCGCTCGAGGCCGCGCGCCAGGCCTATGAAACGCGCTTCGAGATGGCCAAGTGGCAGCGCGACTTCTTCCAGCGCGGCGCGATGGGCGGCATGGTGTTCAACGTGAAGGACCGCATCTCGATCGAGGACAAGGACGTCAAGAAAATGCAGGAGACGATGGACCGGCGCTTCGGCGGGGCCAATCGCCAGAAGCCGGTCTTCCTCGCGGGCGTCGAATTCGTGCGCGCCGGCCTGACGCAGGAGGAGATGCGATTCCTCGAGACCGCAGCACTTTCCGACGCCGACATCTGCCGCGTCTACGGCATCCCGCCCGTGTTGATGGGGATCAAAGATGGCGGCGGGCTCTCGGATGCGGGCGCCACGACCGACATGCTGATCTACTGGCAGCACTGCATCGTGCCGCGCGTCATGCTGCGCGACGCCGTGCTGACCGAGTGGCTCTGCCCGCGGTTCGGCGCCGACGTCGTCTGCGAGACCGACCTGTCGCGCGTGCTGCCGTTGCAGGAGGCGATGCTCAAGCAGGCCGAATCGATCGTGAAGCTGACCGGGCGGCCGGTGCTGACGGTCAACCAGGCGCTCGAAAGGCTGCGGCTGCCCAGGTCCGAGAGCCCCACGGCGGACGCGCTCGCCGTGCCCTTCGCGGTCATCATCGAGGGGACCGAGTCGGCGCGCGCGCCCGCGCCCGCCTCGCCCGCTCCGGTGCCCGAGCCCAAGCCCGCGGCCGCCTCGCGGCTCGCGCTCTCGGCCGGGGAAAGGCGCCGGGCGCTGGCGCGCCGGGCCGATGCCGACCTCGCGCGTTACGAGCGCCGGGTCGAATCGCTGTTCGTCGATTTCTTCAGCGAGCAGGAGCGCGCGGCCCTCGCGCGCCTCTCGCGCCAGGCCCGCGCGGCGGGCGTCGATGTGCAGGCGATGCGTCTGGCCTACGACGCCGACGAACTGCTCGACCCGCGCGACGAGCAGGACGCGGCCCGGCTCCAGCGCATCTATTCCGCCCTGATCGCCGAGCGCGGCGAGGCGGCGGCCGCTGAGATCAGGCGCGAGTTGGTGCTCGACGTGGCGAGCGGCCGCGTGGCGCTCTGGATCGGCTCGCAGTCGGAACGCGCGCTCACCCAGACCAACGACACGACGCGCCGCGCACTGCACGAGTCGCTCGCCGAGGGCGTCAACGCGCAGGAGAGCTATCCGTCGCTCGTGGGCCGCGTGCGCTCGGTATTCGACGATCGCCGGGCCAATGCCGCGACGATCGCGCGCACTGAGACTATGCCCGGCTACAACTTCGCGGCGCTCGAAGCCTGGCGCGCGCTCGAGGTGCAGCAGAAGGAATGGTTGACGGTGGACGACGATGCGGTGCGCGATGCCCACCGCGAGGCCGACGGGCAGGTGGTCGCGATCGACGGCGCGTTCCGCGTCGGCGACGAGGATCTGCTCTACCCGGGCGATCCATCGGGGGCGCCGGGCAACACGATCAACTGTCGGTGCATCGTGCAGCCGGTCGTCTCGCTCTCGGGCCTCGCGCGCTACTTCCGCGCAGCAGCGCCGAGCACGAATGGCCGTGCGCCACACACGATCCGAGAGCTGGTGGCGGCATGAGCGCGCATCGGATCCGGCAGGCACCCGCGGCGATCGCCGAGACGGCGCGCACTTTCCTCCCGTGCCCGAACTGCGAGTGCACGGTGGTCGTGATGTTGCGCGACGAGAAGGCGGTTTGCCCGCGCTGCTCGAACGCCTGGAACTGGAAGCATCCGCGCTCGCTGCGGATGCGGAGGAGCGCATGAAGCCCAAGAAGCTCTCGCTCGAGTGGCGGCAGAAGCTCGAGCTCGCGGGCAGTAACTCGGGGCCCGGCGAGGGGGCCCTGCCGCCCTCGGGCGCGAGCGCCGAGCAGCTCGCGGCGATCAACCGGATGCCGCAGGTGCTCCGGCCGCTCGCGGAATCGGACGTCTACGTGCGCGGCGTCTATGCGATCAACGACCAGCAGATGTGGAACGGCTACCGGATCGAGACGCCGGGCGTCTTGAAGATCGCCGCGCTCGCGGTCGGTCGGCCGGTGCTCGCGAACCACGACACCTACGGCGGATTCGACTCGCTGCCGGCCGGCCGCGTTTTCGCGGGCGACGGCTTGCGCCGGGCGGACGGCTCGACCTGGGCCGTGCTCTCGGCCTGGTTCCCTCAGACCGAGTTCACGACCGAGCTGGTGCAGCGCATCGACGGTGGCGCGATCGGCGAGGTCTCGGTCCAGATCCTGGTCGACCTGCTCGAATGCTCGATCTGCAAGACCGACCTCTGGGAGTGCGCGCACGTCCCGCTCCAGAGCTACGACGGGAAGCAATGCGAGGCGATCGTGCGCGGCGTGACGGACTTCCTCGAGCTCTCGATGGTCTGGGCCGGCATGGCCAAGGGCACCAGTTGGTTCATGGCCGCCGCGCGCGGGCGCGAGGCGATGGCCGCTGACCGGTTCATCGCCGAACGGAAGCCCCGGACTGCGGCGCTCGCGGATCTGTTCGCAAAGGCCGCGGCACCGCCGAGCACGATCGAAGCGTTGACGTGGAAACGATGACGACGACAGGTTCGCCCGCACCTCAGTCGGGCACGGGGAGCGGTAACGATTGGCGGCATGGATGCCTGCCGATGGCGGGCGAACCAGGGGGGATCGGACGATGAAGAAGCACGATTTCGACGGCATCAACCGCGTCATGCGGCACTCGCGGCGCTCGCACCGCAATGGCACCTTCGCGGCCGGCTCGCCGCTGCTCCGGGGCATGCACCTGGATGGCGCGGGCGGCGGGGGCGGCGAGGACGAGGGGGCGATCGCGACGCTCGATGCGACCGACCTCATCACGGTCGATCCCGACCTCCAGACCAAGCTGGTCAAGGACCCGATCGCGCTCGGCAAGTTCGTGGGCCGCGTGCAGAGCTACGCCCAGAGCACGTCCAAGACGGTGGGCGAGCAGCGCGAGAAGCTCAAGCGGATGGCCGAGGACCTGAAGGCGGCGAAGGAGCAGACCGCCGAGGCGCTGACCGCGGCGCAGCGCGCCGAGGCGATCGCGAAGGACGCGGCGCGCGCCGTGCCGGACGGCCGGTCGGTCGGGCAGGAGGCGCTCGCGCGCATCCCGAACATCCACGAGCCCGACGAGGAGTTCCGCGGCAAGCTCTCGCGCGGCCACTACAACGCGATGGTCCTCTCGCGTCAGGATCTGGAGGCGATGGACGAGCCCACGCGCAAGTTCGTCGAGCGCTTCCGGGTGCTGCACGACACGCTCGCGATCGTCGATGCCTTCATGCTCGGCCTGGGCGGAATGATAC